CATCTCCATCCAAAGGTAGAAACCAGCGTGACAAAATCATCTCTCATTTGCGGCTCTGTGGTAGAAAAAGCGTACCGATGCTCTTTTGCCCGTAACGTACCGTCTGTATCGAGCAGACCAGCAAGCAATTCCATACGCTGTGCAATGCTGGCTGTAAAGTATTCTTCTGGGATATGCTTCACGCAGCGGCGGTGACTATGGCACATATCGCCTTTTTGAAGTGCTTGTCGCAAACCAGAGAATCCGTAGTACTCAACACCGGTGTCCTTGTGAACCGTATGCCAACTAACCGGGTATCCATCGTTAATGACGCGCTCGACAATCACTCGATCACAAGGAGGTTCACAAATATCCGGGTGCTGATTGCGACCATCGCCAAGCCATGCGCCCAATGTGTACGGCTCAACAGGCAGTTTCTTATATTCTCCCTCGACAAAATTTTTGAACGGAACCTGATAGCAGAATCTTATACCGTCCTTTGTGTCGGCAACATAATCCTCCATCATCCGCTTAGTTTCGACAACATCAAATCCGTTCTTATGGCGGTTAAAGACCGGCCACTCGTGGTTTTCGTGGCAGTCAATGTATGTGCCGTCAGAGAAATGGCAACGCACATCAAGCTGGCACTTAGGCGAAACGGCCAGCACTTTTACAAACTGACCTTTCGGGCTGATAACTTCATCGCCGACCTGCAAATCGCCGTGATTCTTCCAGCCACTTCTCGTTAAAATCGGCGTATCATCACTCAAAGCCTTGCCAACGCGAGCAGGTAGACTAACTCCCAAGAAGTCAATCCGCTTATAAAACAAGTCCTCTAGGTCATCTGCCAGCACTTTCAAAACCCTGCGTCTAGGCTGGTAGAACTTCTTCTCCGGCGCACGATTCCATTCAAGATAGATGCAATAGCTATCGAACACATCCTTTGCTTCAAACAGGTACGTCCGACCGATAATGTCATAGAGCTTCGCCACGTCCTCGCCTGTTTTCATCTTGCCCATCATGGCTGCACAGACAGAGCGCAACTCACCAGAGTATTTGTAGGCATCGAACCGCTTGTCCTGTGGCTGGGCGTCTCTCAGGTTCACCACCGCCTGAAACCAATCCTCATAGACCTGTGCTTCGGTCGGATTCTGTTTTGCATACGCTTTGATGCTGTCAATGATAGCGATACACTGTTTTGGCTGCATAAAAAAATAGGCACCCCCTACCTGAAAATGTAAAGAGTGCCTACAACTGCACAAAAATCAAATATTTGGTTTTATTCTCCAGCTTTGAAATTGTAAATCGGCTTAATATGCTTTACAATATCAACGGTTGGAGAGATTGCGTTGATAATTTCCTGCGCTGGCTTATATGCCATCGGGCATTCATCCAACGTGGATTCATCGGCTGACGTAGTATAAATTCCGTTCATCTGCTTTTGGTATTCCTCAACGCTGAATGCTTTTTTAGCCGCTGTTCTGCTATATAGTCTGCCAGCACCATGCGGAGCAGAGAAATTCCAATCAGGATTGCCCTTACCAACGCAGATAAGACTTCCGTCTCTCATATTAAGAGGAATAATCAGCTTCTCACCCTCTCTAGCGGATACAGAGCCTTTTCGGATAATATCATCCGATTCATCAATATAGTTATGAACAGTTTCAAAGAAGGACGCATGGGTCAGCATAGAATTGATTCCAACACCATCTAAAATGGTGTGCATAATTCTTGCTCTGTTCATCCTCGCAAAAGCCTGACAAATCCGCATATCATTAAGGTAAGAATCGCGTTCTTCACCTTCGAGATAGCAAAGCTCATTTGGAATATCAGGGAACCGAATAGCTAGCTCTTTGATTTTTTGCGAGATTTCCTGTTCACGACCCTGCGCTTTCAGTTCTGCAATCACGCGTTCCGTAGCGTCTTTTCTTTTGTTCTTTCCTTTAATATTTGAGATAGCTACGTTTTGATGATACTCTGCGATTTGTTTTCCAAGATTTCGGCTTCCAGTATGGATAACAAGGTACTGATTTTTTTCTTCATCCTCGTCCAGCTCGATAAAATGATTGCCGCCGCCCAAAGTACCCATGCTGCGAAGAATCCAGTCAACATTATGTAGGCTATCTTTGCAGTCAAGCTGACTGAGGAAAGCATCCGACATTTTCTGCGATTCGTGAACATTCATTCCAGCCGGAACTCGTTCTCTGATTACTTTATCTAACTTTTTCGGGTCGATGTGTTCAATTCCAAGTTCAGCGACAAGCATTCCGCAGCCAATGTCTACGCCGACAATATTTGGAATGACTTTCTTGCCCAAGTTTGCCGTAAACCCAATTACGCACCCGGAACCAGCATGAACGTCTGGCATAATGCGAATTTTGCATCCGTCAACAAAGCTCTGATTACAGAGCGTCAGAATTTGCTCAGATGCCTTGTCTTCGATATTGTCTGTGAACACCTTTGCGGATGCATATTTTCCGTCAATCGTTTTCAATGAGTTCTCCTTTCCAATTCGGTTTTATAATGCTGTTTTAGAAATTTTCTTTATTGACTCGATTTTCAAACTCCTTCCGCTGCTTTGATGGCAGCACGAACTAATTTATATACGCAAAAATCTCTGTTCTCCCATGTAGACTTTCGGCATTCTTCTGCACATTGAATAATGTCCAAAAGGCTTCCTCCGTTCATCATTTGAGTCAAAACACGAATATCTTCTTCACTCCACCACTCTGGAACTTCCACAGCTTTGTTGTCCATGAGCTACTCCTTTCACTGGTTATATAAAGTAGGCTTTGGCTCTTCATCCCCAAGCATCAACTTGTAACGAAGATACTTTTCAATAATACTGTGTCTTTCTGCCAATGTGCCGTAAATAAAAACGAGAGCATCTTTAGCAGCATCGTATTCATTCGGGAAAATGACAAGTTCCTCGTTTACAAAGGTCACGGTGCAGTTTTCATAGCGACAGACTTCCAAGAACTGCTTGATTTCAAGGAATCCGCCAAAATCAAGCATAGACCGCAGCGTGATGCTACCATTCTTAACAATCAGTTCTTCTCCATGCATATTATCCAGCCTTTCTCTGTTCAGCAATCCGATACCATGTCTGGCGGGTTACGCCAAGCTGCTTGGCAGCGTCCGTGACCGTCAAAAGATTTTGCGAAACCTTTTCGTAAAGTTCCTTATACAAAGAAAAATTATAAGATGTGGGTTTTCTACCCTTATATTTTCCAGCGGCTTTCGCCTTTGCGATTCCATCAAGAAATCTTCTCTTATATTCGGTTTTATCTTCTTCTGCGTCAATAATCGGATAGCCCTTTTCCTTCAGCTTATATTTTGTCGAAATCTCCATTGCTCTTGCAACATCTCTAGGCAATTCATCAGAGATTTTGAGAGTGACGCATTCGTACTTATCCAAAAACTGTTTGAATGTCTCGCTCCTCTTGTTAATGTCTTTGTATCTCCCTTTTCTGCCAATGCCAACATAAAATGGCGTGAGTTCTTTGCGTTCAATGAAAAACCAGATATACACGCAATAATGCTTTTCATCTTCTGACAAATTTTCCATTTGCTTTTCAAAGTCCATATTTTCTCCTTTGTTATTGCGGACTTCCCGAAGAAATGGTATAATGCTTCTGCTACCATTTCTTTCTGTTTTGAGAATGGTGGTGGTCACTTTGGCGGTAGTTCTGTGGTGGGGCTACCGCCTTTTCTATTAAAAACTGCAATCGCAATTTTTACAAAATAGGTTCCTGCTTTCCTTTTACCCATTCATCACTTTTACCGTAACGGTAATAGCCCTCATAGGTCTTTCTGTTTCCAAGAATGGATTGAATTGTGCTAGAGGTAAACGGCTTTCCGTTTCTGCCGCAGTAGCCTTCTTCATTCAATCTGTCTGCTACGCCACGAATTGTATTGCCAGCATCACGCAATTCAAAAGCACGCCGAACGATTATTGCTTCATCTTCTTTAATTGAAAGTTCACCGTCCTTAACTTCGTATCCCATCGGAGCCTTTCCACCGCTATAGCCGCCGCTTGCAGCCTTAATGGCTCTGCCGCTAGAAGTCCTTTTCGTGATGTTCTCACGCTCCATTTGAGCGCAGCAAAGGGTAAACGCTTCAAGCATTGTAGAAAAAACTCCCATTTTTCCAAAATCTTCCGCAACGCTAATGAGAGAAATTTCTTTTTTGAGCAGAAGCATTTTGTAATAATAATAAACGTTGATGTCTCTTGCAACTCGATCGCTTTTTGCAACAACAACCGCTTCATACGGAGGATTGGAAACATCGCCATACACGATACTGTCAAATCCCGGCCTTTCCTTTGCACCGGATTCACCAGCATCAGTAAACCACTTGATGATATTCATATCATTCTTGCGGCAGTATTCTTCGATTTGCTCTTTCTGGGCTTCCATTCCAAATTTATCTTCGCCACATTGCCCATCTGTGGAAACTCTGACATACGCAGCTACATTTTTCATTTTTACCAGCTCTCTTTCTTGACCCTATTATACACCATGTACGTTTAATCGTCAAGATAAAGTTTGCGTATTTTTAACTTTTTACTATCAATAGGGTGGTCAGACGGCTGTAAACTTTTTCGTTGCTTTGCAAACTGTATACTTGAATAGTAGCCTTACGAATTATCGAAAAATATATTTTGAGTTACTATCACTAAGGTAAACTAATCCGTTTACGGGAGTACTATCAAATAACGTAAATTTACGTTAGAATGAGTAAAAATCAGATATATCTGATGCAAATTATACAAATTGGGTTGTTGACAACTATATACCAAGCGTCTATAATCTAAGACAGCAGAACACACGATGAATCAGCCAGCAACGGTAGATTTATCCTTTGTGGCATAAAAAATAGGCCATCAGCACGACCGACCAAAGTAGCACTGATGACCTATTCCACCACAAAACAGAAGCTGCGCAACCAAGGGCGCAGTCTCGGTTTCTGTCAATTATTATAGCAGAAGCAGACCGCTTCTGCAATAGAAAGGAGCAAAAAACATGAACTTTCCCACGACAACCGAAGAATTTCTAAAAACCCTCGCACACGGCAAAGAGCCGACCAACGAGGACAGAGAGTACGCCGAAGCACTGGGTAAGCTGTCCGAACTGAACTATCGGGCAGGGTACGAAGCGGGAGCAGCCAATAAGAACGGCAAAATCTGATGTCAACACTAGCCAACACAATATCTAGTGTATTTTTGATTGACATTCAGATATTTTGCAGTTACACTTATTGCACAGCAAAACGAAAGGGGGCGAATATGTATGAGTAGTCCTTACGCAGAGCGTTACGGTCACACCGTTACCATCAGCGTGACGGAGCGGCAGTTTGCAAGCTTGCAGGAATACTGCATCAAGAACCGGGTCTCCATCTCTGCTGCGTTCCGTGAAGCGTTCTTTACGCTACATCCGATGGATTCCACCAATGAAAACGAAAAATGATACGCTCGCTAAAGTTACCAGCCACAGCGAACGTATCATCAACCACACTGGAACAAGCTGTTCCAGCCTTATTATAGCAGGAATTGGCTTGTTCCGCAAGAACCATAGGAGTTTTTATGGAACAAAAGGTTAAATATGCTATCAATCTTATCAGCGAAAACGGACAGGTTGTCGTGTCCAGCCGCGAAGTAGCGAAAAACTTTGGAAAAGAGCACAAGCACGTTCTTCGCGACATCGAAAACCTGATGGGAGGAGAGCCCAAAATCGGACTGTCCTCTATGTTCTTCAAATCGGAGTACCTTTCAGTCCAAAACAAAGCACTACCTGAGTATCTGATGAATCGCGATGGGTTTACGCTCCTTGCTATGGGATTCACCGGAAAGGAAGCCCTTGAATGGAAACTCAAGTACATTGATGCTTTCAATCAGATGGAGCAGAAGCTCACCAACCCGGAGCCTGAATCGACAGAGATGCTGTTGAGCCGCGCTCTGATTGCTGCAAACAGTGTTATAGACACGGAGCGCAAGAAGGTAAAGGCTCTGGAAGCGGAAAACGCCAAGATGAAGCCTGATTCCGACTACGCAAAGGCGATGCTGCTTTCCGATGAAAGCCTGACTACCACGCAGATTGCCATGAACTACGGCATGAGCGCACGAAAGCTGAACCAGATTCTTAGAGGGCTTGGCATCCAACATACTGTAAACAAGCAGTGGATTCCTTACCAGAAGTATCTTGGAAACGGATACGTTGTCGGGCATCCGATCGAGCTGCCGAACGGCAAGACGAAAGAGGTCACTCGCTGGACAAGAGCCGGTCAGAAGTTCATTTACAGCAAGCTCAAAGAAGCGGGCTATCTGCCTGTTGGCGAGCAGATTAGAATGGAGACGTGCTGATGGACTATTTAAAGGAAGTGTTTCGGCTACAAGCTGAAAACAAGGAACATCAAGAGAACTTGAAGAAGTGGTCTGAAGCTCTCGGTCTCGCTCTGTCTATTCTGATGCCGGAAAAGGACAATCTTACAGACGAGGAAAAGAAAGAACGTGACAATATTTATTTTGCCGTTGAATCATGCGTAAAAGGATTTTGTACTAGCAGCCATGCCATCGGCTACAACGATTGTATGCTTGAAATGGCAAAACACGGTGCAGCACACGAACCAATTATTTATCCCGAACAGTAAATAACACATAAGAAAAGCCAGTGGTTAGAGAACATCTAGCCGCTGGCTTTTTGTGTTATAGGTCAATCCTGCAAAGCAATGACTTCGTAGGAACTATATCCAACAAAACCGGACGATGGGTAAAGTTCAAATGTTGTCGTTTGCCCAGACGGAAGTGCATCGGTTATGTATGTGTAATCGCCACCCACAGGAACTTCGTTTCCTTCGGTGTCTTTCATTTTATAAATGACGATAACTTTTATCCAGTTGCTCGTGAACTGGCTATTGTTTGTAATTTGACCTGTGTAACGCAGATCGTACCCAGAGCCACGTTTAGAAACATTGGTAACGGAAAGCTCACCAGCACGAATAACCTGATTGGATGCGCTCGCTTTATGGAAATTCCACTCATCCGCACTAATGGTGTATTCCATTCTGGCCGGAGCAATGCCTTCAGAATCAAACGACACATATCCAGCGTACCAATAAGAGTCTCCCTCTGCAATCCAGTCAAGGGTTTGTTCATCGGTTTTTAATACTGAACCGTCAGAACCGAAAACAGAGGCCTTTAGAGATACAAAATCAACGGCGTAATCGGGGTACGTATTCTCAACCAGTACAGCGTAGTAGACATAGTATCTCGTTTTTCCGTATTCGTACTTGGTTTCAAGGTGACTATGAGATTCCTTAATTTTAACAGTTCCTTCTTCGTTAGTTTCTTCTAGTTGAGCAGGGGATGCAATCTCATCCGGCTTTTCGACAGCTATCGCACATAAAGGCGACATTAAAACTACGACCGCTATCAGAGCCGCCGCAATGATCCTCTTTCTCATTTTTGATTCTTCCTTTCTTTGGCGTATAGCCTTTAGCTGATTATAGCACAATCTAGGTTCCGAAAGGGGTCTTTTTGTATTTTTCGGAATTTTTGGAGACTTGCACAATCGGATAGGTTTCGTTTTGTGAAGGTGGGGTGGGTATTGGCAATGAAGGCGCCTTTTTTATTTTGGTCGGAGGAGACGGGACTCACCTGCCCCACCCCCGGCGCTCCCTGTATACCCCGCCGGCGTCCCCCTGCCTCATCCAGCACGCACGGAACGCCTGCACATCACAGGCAGCAAGGCAGGCCGTGCCAGATGCAAGGCAGACCATGCAAGGCACGACACGCACGCACGGACGCTGCACCGTCTGCCCATGATACCAGACAGGCCACGCCGGGCAGATCAGGACGGCGGCGCTGGCGGGCGTGCGCTTGTATGTTGCGTGTGCAACGTTTTTATGTGCTTGTACGTTTAATCTTGAATATACTATTGACTTGTACGTTTAATCATGTATAATAGTAAATGTACAGAGGATGTACACCACCACACCACCACAAAACAGGAGGACAAAAACCATGAAAAAGACCATCGACTATACCGCACTTGCCGATACCATCCGCGCCGAACTCAACGCCCGCCACGATCGCAGCGCATGGAGTAAGGCCGTCACGTTGTACGCTCTCGACCTGCTGGACGATGTGCAGGAGGGTGCGAACAATATGGAGCGCTTGCCCCTTGACGGTGCAGAGCTTGAGCGGTGGGCGCTCAACGGTGCAAGCTGCTGGGAGCAGTACAGCAACGGCGGCTGCTCCATCTGCTATAATGCCGATATTGCCGCCCGCGTCTGCACCCCGTCCGAACTCAAGCGCAAGCACGGCGGGATGTATGAGCCTAACAGCCGGGAAACGTGGCTTGATGTGCAAGCCCGCGCACTGTATCAGGCTTGCAACCGTATCCGCACTATCTGCCGCACCAACGGCCTATATTGCAAGGGGGTGCAGTGATATGATTACTCTTGACTTTACCCAGTGGGCGGCCCTCTGGTATGTGGGCGGCATGATTAGCGGCGCACTCGTTATGATTGTGTTTTTGAACAGCTAATAAGGAGGAATAAGCAATGAAATATCAAAAATATTTAGATTCTCTATCCACTGAAAGAAAATATTGCTTGCTTGACCGCATGCGGATTGATTGCGAGTATTTTTTGGGATTCGGCGCACGGCATGAAAAATATTTGTGGGCTGAAAGCGTAAAAGAACAAATTGAAAGTATGCTTTACTTGTATGACAGCATCAAGCAAAAGCCGGAATGGCTAACGCGTGAACAGATTTTGAATTACAAAAAGCTAATGGAGGGCTAAAAAAATGACGACGTTTGAAGAAAAGGTGAACGCATACCGCGAAAATAAGCGGCTCATCGAAGAGCTTGAAGCAATGAACGACGCTGTAAAGGCTGAAATTATTAACATGATGCAGGGCGCGCCGGAAGTTATGGCGGGCGCTTGCAAGGTGATGTATAAGGACGTGCAAAGCGTCCGACTTGATAGCAAGCTTTTACAGGCCGCACACCCGGATATTTATGCTGAGTGCAGCAAGCGCACCACATACAAGCGTTTTAGCGTGGTATAAGGGGGTGCGACAAGTGATATTATCCTGTGTTCTGTTCTTTTTCTGGTTTTTCTCTGCGCTGTTTAAGGCGTCTAAATAAGAAGTATTCCGCCCGGCCATTGCTGACCGGGCTTTTCTTTTGCCTTGCATCTGCTAAGGGTGCAGGGATTTTATTTTGCCCTGCTGCAATACAACCCCATACAAGCGTTTACAGCAGCCTTTATTCCGTCTATGCAAGTTATACCACACGCGCCGCAAAACGGCGCGCAGGGCTTTACAGGGGCGTTTCCGTCAATTTGGCCCATTCTAACGCCGCAAATACAAGACCGACGCAAGCGGCTATAATACCGCCTGCACCACGCCCGGACGCTGGACAACTCAGCACAGCCACCCTATTATAATAATGTATATAATAAGAGTACAGGGGTGTGCCCCTGTTATGGATCCATGCCAGACGGTGCAGCATATCGCAGACCATGCCAGCCCGGCGGGGTCAGCTCCTACCGTCTGCGGATCACTGGCAAGTGCTGACACACTGTCAGCAGTGCAGGCACGGCGCACCTGCTGAGGGGTCAGCGTCTCCACCTGTACAGGGTCAGCCCGGCACCCTCCACCCGGCGGAACAGTCCAGCAGCAAAGGCGCGGCGGGCGGCGCGGAACCATTGGCGGCTCTCGCCGCAACTCTTTTCGGGCTTTCGCCCGATAGCTAATAGAGGTCAGCAATAGTCGCAACGTTCCGGCTGGAATAGTCGTAGCAAATAGTCGCAGTTTCTCCGATAAAATAGTCGTGGAATAGTCGTAAAGTCGTCAGATGACCACTCTTTGAAAGTCCTATATATCGTATAGTAACGGACAGTCCGCTCATAGTCGCAGAGTAATAGTCGTAGTGTTTTCTTACGAACCGTCGTCAATTAGTCGTTTGTTTTTTGTGTGAAATAGTCGTTCGCCTTTTAGAGAAAGAGAGGTGCGATAGTCGCTAAGCCATCAGACACTCCAAAAATCAATAGCTGTTAAGACACCTTTCAACTTTAATCCCAATCACATTACCTCAAAATCTTTAGCAATCGTACTTATTATAATAGTCGCAGACAATTACTCAATCTTTTTAACTATTATTCCGCTGAAATAGTCGTATCATCCGATTCGGTTCGTTCTTCTTCGATTTAATTACCGGCAACTACAATCATATCATACCAACCAACTAGGATTTCCATTCGACAAATACCTCAATACTTTTAACTATCTAGTAAAACCATCCAGCTGGTCAGTCGCTTTCAATTTGTAATCAACCGCTCATACAGCTATGCAACATTTCTACATATTCAACCAACTACAGAATGAAGTCAATTCTCCATGTGAAATAGTCGCAGACCATCAACCAGCCCGAACCTCATGCCAATTCTCGCCTGCGGTCTGCTCTGCTGGCTAACGGTGTAGCTTTGGAGATAGAGGGTTGTAGGGAGAAAGAACCTTTGCGAAAACATCTGGTTGTCATTTTCGGTCGTTGCAGTTGTCGCATCATTTTGGCGTGGGGGCCTCAAACAATTTATTTGTTTGAGGGGGGAGTTAGGGGGATTATAGGGGGTAATAGGGGTTGTAGGGGAAAGAGGGGGAAGAAAGGGGGGAAGATTGGATGCAAACGCATAATGCGCATCCATTTGCATGCAAACGCATAATGCGCATCCATTTGCATGCAAACGCATAATGCTGATAGTCGTAGCCATATCAGCCCAAACGCCACTCGATCGAGACGGTTCCTACTCAAAATCAGACCTTGCCGTTTTCTCTCGATAAATAACAGACGAAAAAAGCACGGAATAGTCGCAGAGGGTAGTTTTACCACCTGATACCATTCCATGCTTTCTGATACAATAGTTCTGTAGCCGCACGAGCTGAGATTAGATATTATTGCTCTCTCTTGCCTTGCGCAGTCGTTCTGCCAGTGCTGCACGCTGCTCTTCGCTGATTTCGCGGGTGATGGGCGAGCGGAACTTCACAAGGCGTTTCGGCATCGAATAGGTCTTGGATTCCTTGCACCGCTTGGCAGAAAGCTCCTCCATAAACTTGTACGTATCAGGGAACTGCTCACAGAGCTTGTCCAGCTTGCGAATGTAAACCGGGTCTGCCGTGTAGACTTCTGCGGTATCCTCCGCTGCGTTGAAGGTGATGATGGTTTCACGTTCGATGTTGGTAAGTGCCATAGTTGTTTTCTCCTTTGCGTTATTTCTGGTTGACTTTCGTTTTTGAGCAATCGTCGCAATACATACACCACTCACATGGAGACGTTTTGTAACAGATTTCTCCCTGCTCTTTTGCCATACGATATTTAGCTGCCCTTGCTTCACGTTCCTTGCATTCTCGCTCATGCTGTCTTTGTGCGGCAGCGATGGCCGCAGCATAAACGCCAGCCATGTTTGGAACCATAGTCTTTTCCTCCTGTATTTTGTGTAGTGAAAAATATTTATTGGGTTTAGACGGTAACTTTATCGCCTAGACCCTGTTATCTGTTTTTCTTGCCTATTCTACTGGGCTGATTTGAGCACAGAAGCGATTATAGGCTTATAACAGCCATCCAGCATAGTTAAAAGAGTTGCAGTATTCTACCCTTTCTAGTTTTTGAGCCGTTACAGTATGCTTTCCATTCTCGTCTCGCCGATACAAATTGTGAAACAAGCAGTAGTCTCCTTGACGGTTCAGGCAAGCATCACACAGACCGTATCTTCCCTTTCTTGCATGCACGTTGTCTATGAACTTCTCCAGTGTGTCCATATCGTTCTCCTCTCGTTACATCCACACGCATTCTTTGAACTGCTGTGTTTCCATTTGGAACGTGATGTCCAGTGTCCCCACGTTTCCCTCTTTATTCTTCTCGAGCGCAAAGTGATAATGCTGCTCTGGCCGCTTTTTCGTGGTCACGTTCTGTGCCAGTAAGATGATTGCATCTGCGTCCTGCTCGATTTGCCCGGATTCTCGCAGGTCTGCGGCGGTCGGTGGGATACCCGCTCTTGCGGTCTCTCGATTGAGCTGCGCAAGAGCTATTACCAGCGTTCCTGTGGACTGTGCGAACTCATGCAGTGCCATGCTGATCTCCGTGACGGCACTGTATCGGTCTTTCGCTCCAGCTTGATGGATAAGCTGCAAATAGTCGATGAACACCACTTTGGCTTGCATCCTGATGGACTGTGTTCTAATCCACCCAACGCTTTTACCAGCGGCAGAGCGGACAAACAGCGGATATTTTTTGATAGCTGCCAGCCGGTCAAGCTCATCAATGCTGACGGTCTTGTTTTTTACCGTGTGTAGCGGTACGCCTAGCTGGTTTGCTATGATACGAGCGTAGAGCGTATCCGGGTCGGTCTCTAGGCTGAAATATGCCACCTTGCGCCCGTTCTTGGCTATTTCACAGGCAAGTTGCAGGGACAGAGCAGTCTTACCAGCAGACGGTCTGCCGCCGATCACAACGAAGTTTCCCGGCACAAGATGCAAGTTGTTATCCAACACTCTAAGCCCTGTGCTGATATACTCCGGCTTATCATCCAGCTTGCGGATGTAGTTGTCTATGCCATCGCACATCGGGATGAAATCGCTTCTCTCGTTGTGCAGGTTGATAGCTTCACCTAGCTGCTCATAGATGCCTGTCAGGTCTGCATATCTTGTTGAGCCGTCAACGATTTTGAACGCAATCTCTCTGGCTCTGGACAATGCTGCCTGTTCTTTGACAATCCCAGCCCATCCAAGCATCATGTCGTGAGTGACGTTTCGGATGAACTCTGCACCAAAAGCATCTAGGCATTCACCCATTGCTTTCTTGCAGTTATCGTACCGCCCCATGATTTCTACCGGGTTCCACTTGTCGTTGTGCTCCCAATAGCCACGAATGGCAGCGAATGTATCACGCAATTCGGGACAGAAATCGTCGATTTTAAGGTCTTGCAGCACATCGGCATACTCAGAGAACGTAAGGACTGCTCCCAGCAGGATGTATTGGGTCTGATTTTCAATATTCACCGCAGAAAGTCTCCCTCGTCAGGCAATTCAGCCATTGTCTGCTGATAGCCACCGTTCCATTCCTTCACGTTACGCATCCAGTTCCGTGCAGCAGCTTTCCAGTCCTTCATAGGCGACTTACCGACCTTCCAGCCATTTGCCGTGAAGTGGTCAATAAACCGCTCTGCTTCTGATTCCATGTAGCCCTTCTCGGAAAAGTATTCTTTTGCTTGCTCGACAGTCGGAGCTTTGGAGCGTTTGACTTCGTTGGTATTTTTCTTTTCACATTTTTCTTTTTTATCAGATTCAGATACAGAATCAGATACAGATAAGGCATCGTTTGCATCCATTTGCATATTTTGCATACCAGCGTATGCGTTTGCATCATTGGGATGCGTTTGTATGCACTTGCATTTTTCATCGTTCCAACGCTTATTTGCACTCCGTCTGTTTTTCTCGATTCGCTCCTGCCTTTTCTGCGCATTCATATCATCAAAAGCCTTAACGACTTTCCAGAGCATCCGCATGGCACGGTCGTTGTCGTATGCTGGCTCAAACCCAGTCTCAACATACTGTGCGTAGTTGCGGATGAATGCTCCAAATTCCTCGTCTGTCAGCTCGTCCATCGCATGAACGTGTTCCAACAGAAGAATCATTGATGTTCTCGGCTTGTGTTCCTGCTCCATACTTAATCCTCTTTGTAGCATTTGTTCCATGCTTCGACGATGCTTCGACGGCTTTTTCCTTGCCAAATGTTGCAGAAGTGCTCACCCCGCATTTTCCGCAGACTACCCAACTAGCCATGTCAACATTGAGTGGATGAAGTACTTTTACAGTCGGTGGTTCCGCACCGCAGAACGGGCATCTCTTAAGTTTTTCCATCTTTAATTCTCCTTAAAACAGGCACTCAGCGTCAGGTTCACGCAGCCAGCCTTCGCCCGGAATATTGACTATCTCATAATACTGCCGTGCAACGTAGATTGTTTTCTGCCCGTCTTCAGCAATCAGACCGACAATCAGATAGTTGCCAGCTGCCATAAAGAACCAAGGGTTGCTCTTGTAGGTCTCGCCCTTCATCCAGTTCTTCATCCTGTTTACGGCTTTTTCAATATCCTTGTCGGGGCAGTCTGGGTTGTCGTACGCAAAGAAATCCTCAGGAAATTTAAGCTTTTTCACTTTCTAAATCCCTCTCTCGTTCTCGTGATTCGCTTATGCGCCTTTACAGGCCTTGTGCCTTTGCCGTACGCTGGGCGGATATATTTTGCCTTGATGTACCCGCAAGGCGGTTTCGGCCCAAAGTCGAAAAGGCTCAAGTCCATAACGATGATGCCAAACTTCTTGTTTGTCATGTTTAGCCCTCCTATACCATCGGAAACGCCATCCAATGCGTTACCGTCACATCTTTCGGCAATCTTTTGCCTATCTCATCCCAGAACTGACCGTCTGCGTAACAGCCAAGAAAGTACGCTGTCGGTGAGATTCCTTGCAACATTTCTCCATCTTTATCACGCCACGTTGTCTTAGTCGCAAGCAACAAAGGCTGCGTCCGCTCTCGTGGGGGTTCGCTTGCTGGATGCCATAGCGTGTTACTCATAATCTGTTCTCCATCAAAGAACCACAGTTCGGGCAGTAGTTGTAGCGGTCTCGGTTGTTTATCGCATGGCAATTACTGCACATAAACCTCGTCTTATCTTCGTCTTGTGCAATCCATTCAGCGGTACGCTCTAAGGCTGTTGGGGCATCTTCCACAACTTCAATGGCATCGCCAATACCGCAAGCACTGCATCTAACTCCATTGTAGTTCTCGCAACCGTCGCAATACGCTTTTCGATTCTTTCAATAAGTGCGCTTCGTTCAAGGTATTCTGGATAATTAGCCATTGTCTTTCACCTCGATTGTTGGTGCGTTTTCAATGGCTGTTATTACGTCTCCGAGCACATCGAACATTAAGGCGTTGAATGTGTAATTAGCTTCATCCACGCTTACATACTCCATCTGCTTATCAGAAAAATAAAGTTTGAGTGCATTGGCATCAATCGGTCTGGCTTCCATCGCTCTTTCTCCTTTCAATCTCCGTCCCATACGCCGTCAGGACGCATCTTTGCGAATGCAAGCAAACCGTACAAGGCACCGCCCAAGATAACAAAAAGAAAGCAATGAGTTCTTTCACTCCTTCGTCACCTCTCTGTATTCCACATCAATCCCTTTCGGCAAAGCCGTCTGGTACTTCTGCGCCAACTGTTCTGCGCTCTGAGCATCCCCCAACGGCTGTTCAGGCGGCGCAACGGTAACTTCCACGTTGTCACGCATACCAAAGTAGTTCTTGGCTCGGAAAATCCACTCTGCCGGGTTCTCCTGACCGTACATACCGTTGTACGCCCACATGGACTGCATTTGCAGAATCAGCTTCAGGATGTACTTCTGCTGCAAGCTGTCGTCACGGCGCTTGCCCGCCATAATCTGTTTTAGGCTCACCCATTCGATGCCCAGCACCAGTGCAATCCATTCCACCACAGGGGAGATTCTGGCTTCGATGCAAGCGTCAAAGAAGAAGTCAAGGCGTTGCTGCACTTCAATGGGGTTGTTCATGTCCACGCTCGGAAGGTCGCCAAAATACTTGGCTGCAATCATGCCAACAACTTTCTTGTCTTCTTCATCGCCGATTCTCGACTGCAAATCCCCTGTGGCCATCATCTTCAGCTTCTCGATAGCCAACGCCTGTTGCTCCTTTACCTTCTTACTGACCTGTGATCGGATGCTCTTGTTCTTGTTGAGGTTCTGTATCCGCTTCTTCTCTCGCTCTTTCTCACGCTTTGCAGCGGCTTGCTCTTTTGCCTTTTGCGCTCGCTTTTCACGCTTTTTCTTTTCAGCTTCGGTCAGCGGCGGTCTGCCACGACCACGCTTCGGGGGTGTTGCCAAAAGTTATCACCTCGCTTTATTCCTTTTCTACTTTTTCAAAAAGAAATTCAATTGGTTTTTCGTTTTCAATAACATTTCCGTATGCAACTCCAATTTTATAAATGTAATCATTTCTTAACTTGCTTGGAATTTCATAAATGTATTTGCGGAATACCTCTAAGGAATTTGCACGTTTATAGTGATTGCACATTCGACAAGCTGGCATCAAATTTGAAATATCGTTTGCATTTTTGTTATCCGGTTCCAGTGCCCTTAAAGGTTTGAAGTGGTCTACCTGCATATCCTTATAAGAAATTTCCCTGCCACAATACGCACAGCGTCCATTATATTTCTGATACACAACCTCACGGATTTTCTTATTGATTGCCATGTGTCAGACCTCCTTGATGCGCTTCCAAACAGGGTATGCGTATGGATGCTTTGCAACGACATTCCACAACCACTTATATGGATAACCCACGCAATCAGACTTTGTGATCGCCCCAGCAATCGCCATCACATAGCCGTTTTCATCTGCATCTTCTTTTTTAGGCGGCTGCTCGAATGTGCTTTTCCACAAGCCATCAAACCCGATTTCGCTATAAGAGCAGGTTTTGAAATAATGCGTAGCCATTCCAAGTTCTTGCTCAATATCGCTGCGAATGCTGTTGTCATCCTCGTCCGTTTCGGTTTCAAGAACAAGGTAAATCCGCTTTTTCACGCTCTCACCTCTTCATTTTCGTTTCGATGTTTCTCAGTTCCCGTGCAATCCACAAGATGGAGCAGCAGTTGTCCAACTGCCGCCACCAAGCGCACTTTTCTTTTTCGCAGACACACCGACCAAGCGGATTTCTGGTCATCTTCATTGGACAGTAAAGTTCGTTGTCCATTAGTACTCCTTTTCGATATGAACCCTTGCAATGCCAACCATCGAATCATTGGAGCAGTGTATAATCTTACCGTTACAGAGCGACACGCAATTATATGTAGTGCAACCGTAAAGGTCGGAATTGTTCGTAATCTCGCTGGTCTTCATATAAAGTTCGCCAATGTAGTAAAACGCTTCTCCCTCCTTGAGCGAATCAAAACGAACATTCTTCCTGACACACTTTTCACGAATTTCCATACTTATCTCCCTTTCATCACAACAGCCGTACAAACGGCCAGACACACGTTGATAAACAGCCAAACAAGCATTGCCTGCCGTTCCTCAAACAGGTTGTTTGCCATGTTCATGATTGTCCGTTCGGACTGAACTACTGCTGCCAGCAGGACTAGGCAGACCAGCCAGCGAGTTACAAATTCAAACATTGTTATCCTCCATCAAATCATCCATGCTCAACTGACCGCTGACGTTGTCATCCTCCATCCACCAGCGGAACACGTCCATGCCGGTCTGCCAGTCGCACGGCAGACCTTTTGCTTTTCTGACATCAAGCATTCGTTCAAACGCCGAGATGTACATTTTTTCATAAGAAGGCCAGCGCATAAACTCACGCTGTCTGCCCCCCCTACCAGCCATTGGACAGCCAATGCAGCCAACACGTTTTTTGCCTTCGCAATACAGTGGATTGGCAGGCAGGTGTTCGCTGTGTGTGTAATCCCACACATCATCGTCAGACCAATCCACAATAGGGTTGACGGTCATTTTCCCCTTGAGGTTGCAGGTTTCAAAGAGCTGCCGCTTTTCATCGTTATCTCCCATCAGTATGATGCGTTTTTCCATGTTGCGATGGCTAAATTCCATCGTTCCACGGTTTTTCTTTCTGTTTGTTGATTCATCCCAGCGAACGCCGGTAGCGATAAATCTATCGCGGCCAGTATTTTCTTTGAGAACGGCACAGCAATAGCGTACAAGTCTTGTCGGCGGCATCAGCTTTTGCGGAATCAGCGTCCACATGGATACGGGCTTGTCCTTGTATCGTGGCATGACAATGGAACATTTGATTCCACGTTCTTCCATCGCTTTGAACTGCTCACGGATGAAATAGACCGTCTCCGGCGCATCTGCTGTGGTGTGGCTGTTGACCACCTCAAAGTTGATTCGGGCACGTTCAGCCAGTGCCACAAGCACCTGTGAATCCTTGCCGCCAGAGTATGTGACTATCAACGGTTTCTTGTACCGATGCTCTGACAGCCTTGCAGCGTCCTGCAACCGTGCGATTGCAAGCTGTTCCTTGTCATTCATCTTTCACCTCATACCCAACGCAATGGGTTTCTTCTCCGCAGATTGGGCATTCTGGGAGCTTGCATTTGTTTACAACGGCAGTAGCAAAATAGTGATTGTGGATTTCGATTTCAGTTCCGCACAAAGCGCATTTGTATTTTGCGTTCAAAATTTGGTCGTCAACATCGGTTCCCCAAAAGATTTCATTGAGTTGATTATGTGAAAGAATCGCCATTAGCTCCACCTTTCTCTCAGCTCTTTTTCGACCTGTTCTGACTTTGCGGTGATGTAATCCGCAAACTCGTCAGGGGTCATGTTTTCTTCTTTGAATTTGCCGACCATCTCCCAATACCTGTCACCAATGCGGATAATTTTCTGCACCTGTTCATCGGTCAGGTCTGCATCGCACCGAAGGTTCTGAATCAGTGCGCCCCATGTGGCGGCGATACCATCCAGAGCCATGCGGAATCCGTACAACTGGTTCTGCCGTGCGATTTTGCGGAGGTTGGTTGGCTTGACCTGCTTCCCGCATAGAGGGCAGTTTCCAAATTTATTCATCCGACTGCTCCTTTGCTTCAAGGCGAGAGAGCCAGCGGTCGAGTTTTTTTGTGATGGCGATTTGGTATTCTTCGTCAAGCTCCACGAGTTGGAACGCACCTTTATCATCCCAAAGCTGGTCAAAGGCAACGTTAACGTCTGCCCATTCTTCCAGCAGATTTGCTTCACACTCCGCAACGCTCTTCGGTGTCGGGTTCGTACCATCCAGTGCACGGCGCAGCTTCAACGCAGCCTGTGCCAGTTCGGACGCTTCTTCTGCCAACTGCGCCAAGATTTCCGTCTTTGACAGGATGTCTGAAACTTTCTTACTCACTTCTGTTCTCCTTTCAGCCAGTCGTTCAGCTTTGCCATGCAAGAGGGGCAAAGATTGAAACTATAATCTTGTGGGCATCCAGTGTTATATACCCTCGCTTCAATCACGTTGAGGTCGAACCAGTTGCCCATATTGAATGTTTCGCCGCATCTATCACATTTAAGTGTCTCTCCCATGTTCTTTCTCCAATCTCTTTAGCAGTCCATCCACGTCATACCGCCAATGGATACGCAGCCTTTTTGCTTTTACCTCTATCCCCTCTTGCTCTGCCCACTGCCAAGGGATGCTCTTGCGGCTCTCGTTGTAACGGAACGCCAGAACCTTGCTGGCAGGGATTGCAAAGGTGCGACTGACCGCCCGGTAATTGACTATCACATGGGCGGTCTGACCGCTGTACCCCATTGCATCCACCATGTCCGTAATGTGCTTTTCCTTGCGGTATTTGCGCTTTGACTTGTCGTACTTGCCGAACACCTTTTCCAGAGGGATAGAGGGCGTTTCAATGGTTTTCAGCTCAAACAGGTGGTTCATTGGGTAACGGTACACAAGGAAGTCGCAGATGTTGTCGATGGAAAAGGACAGGTTCTCGTTGCCGCCGTAGTATGTGGCGGCACTGTCTTTCAGGCGGTAGCACCACGCATCGGATGGAACGGATGCTTTGAAATCTGCTTCAAATTGCTTGCCGGTGTTCATGCGTTGTCGTCTGGCATATCAAAACGCGCGACGCTTCCACTGCAAAGAGCCTCCATAATTTCTTGCAATACCTTCATTGAGGTTTCTTCGTTATGGTATCCCCCGATACTCACATCATCACCTTTGCTTTCGTAACAAATTGCACTCATTTCTTCTCTTCTTCCCGAAATTTCAGAGTGCATGATTCTTTTACACAAGTAAATTTCAGATACGCAATCGGTATTTACGATGATGCGCTTGCATTGAGATAAAATGTACACTTATCGTTCACCTCTAAATTCACTTCCGAGAAACCGTTTCTTGCCACGTTCCCGGTGCTTGTCCTCATAATCACGGTGGTACACGCTCTGACTGTGGTTCAGCTCATACACGAACGCCTTGCGTTCCTCGAAATCCTTCTTCTCTGCCTTGTACTTCTCACAAGTGTCATGACAGGCTTGGTGGCGTGATGTGCAGTTGAGACAACAAGTAATCATTGTTTTACCCCCATTGTTCGGACATTGCATTTGCCACGCCCGAAAAAGTCTTTGCCCGGTTCTTTGCGCGGTCAGTGGTAAACATGCCCTTGTGTTGCTCACCATGCTTATGCGAGTAAGATCCAGACGGGCACCATGTCGCGGTAGGTTCTACGATGTTTGTCGGGTGCAACGGTGGCACGCCGCGCTCCCACAGTAACGTTTTCTTGCTGTAGGGATGCCCATATTCATAGGGCTGTATTGCCTGCGTAGGCTTTGGATAATCAAAAATCTTGCTTGGGGTAGGATTCTCAATCACCACTTTTTCGCAATCTGCCGCCCACACGGCAAGAAAAAGTGCCTTGCCGCACAATCCCTCATAATACCGGGAAAGATTGAGCTTTCCTCCCTTGTACAGGTGTCTTGCTCCCGCGTTGCTCGTCTTTGTGCAGGGGACAAATGCGATAATCATATCCCAGCGTGGCACATCATGCGCGATTCCGTCCATGGTCACGACCTGCCCCCCCTCAATAGCCTTTAAGCAGTCACCGAGAATATGCCATTCAGGATGCCCACCGGACGGCTCAATCAGGTCGCAGGAATAGGCTTCGTGTCCACGGGCACGGAAAGCCTTGCAGACTTCCTGCGATTCCTCACAGGCAACTAAAACTTTCATCTTTCCAAACGCCCGTCCAGCCAGATAGCGCAGCTCTTATATAAGGTAGGCGGTCAGTCCGTTTTGTCTTTGCAAGCTTGTTTACAGGCTTCGCATTTATGAAACGGCTTATCAAGCCAGCACTCGAACAAAAGACATTTAGGAAGGTCAAATTCCATAGGAGCCTTTCTTCCGTGCGTTCTGTTTCTTCGGACGTGATAATGGCAAGCCATTACATATCCATCAACATCTTCTCCGTATGCACAACTTGTTGCATCAGGTGAAACCATGTGCTTAACATTGATTTCGATTTCTTTCCTCATCTTATCGCTCTTTTCAAAATTTACGTTGATACGTTATTTTAGAATGGCAAATCTTCACTGTCCTGAATTACGGCAAAATCGCCAGTATCAGGAGCGGAGCCAGACCCACCAGACAGCGTTTTCTTCGGTCTGACCTCATAGTCGCCGGAACGAATCTTGTCCACGCTGGTGAAGCGGTCAACAACCAGCTTCGTCTTGATGTTGCCATCGTTGCCCATGTACTCTTCCTCACGGAGAACCACGCCGACCAGCTTGCCGCGCAGGGTCTTTTCATCGTTATTGAACTTGTAGCCGGGATTGGACTGCTCCACAGCTGTGATAAAGCCCTTGAAGAAGGGCAGCGCCTTCTCTTTGTAGCTCTTGATGGTCTTGCCGCCCCACGCCCATTCACCCGGATTCAGCTTGCCGTGCTCGACAAGGGAAGCGGTCTGTTCACGCCAGTAGCCCTTGAACTCGCCCTCTGCGACTTCCCACTCGATGTTAAGACGCTCCTTTGCAGGCTCGTCAATTGCCTTGCAGATACCGGCAACATAGCCGCCAACAGGCAGGTCACGGCGTTCGGTGGCTTCCTGTACGTCATTCCAGTTGATGTTCTTCATTTGTTACTCTCCTTTGTTTTCCGGCTGAACCGGGATGTTGTAATACTCACGGATGGTCTTGTCTACGGCGGCGAGGTCGTTCTCGATCAGCGCATCATTGAACATTCCAAGAGGGGTTTTCACGGTGTCCATCCCATCATTGCGAGTGCTGAACAGGTATCGCCCATCCTGCACAACGGTTTTCAGAACGATGGTGAAGTACCCTTCCACGCAGACCTTTTCATCCAGCAGCTTGCCGATGGTCTTGAACTTCTCGCCGCCGTCTCCGTCACGCTCGCTGTGACCGAAAAAGTAGACCACAACATCGTCCGGCAATTCCTTCGCCCGCATAAGCAGGGCGTTGAAGTTGGCTGCCATGTCGGTAAACTTCTGGTATCCAGCGACCTTTGCGTTCCGCATGAACTCGCCTGTCATAAGATAGGTGGCATCGTCAATTACGATGGACTTACGCTTGGTGCTGTGGATTGCATTATCAATTTTGCCGTAGTCGTTGGTGATATAGGTTTTCATGCTGCTGCGGAACGGCAGCGGCTTGCCAAGCACGTTGATAACCGCAACCTGTTCCGGGTCAAAGTTCCGAAGCGAAGCGGACTTACCGCTGCCGGAATGACCGTAGACCATTACTAATACTGCCATCAGTTGTTCTCCTTCCTCGCTTCTTTTCTTGCTTTACGGCAAGCCGGGCAACGCTTAGGCAATGCCATGTTATGCGATTCGAAGAAAATGCGTTCTGCACGAGTAATCTCGAACACTTTGCCGCAGTCACGGCACGTTTTCTCTATGCTCGTGTCCCAGTCCCAGGAAGCTCTTCTTGCGGCATCTTCAACAGCAAACGCTTCATTAAGGCTGTCACGAAAACTCCTAACAAGCGTATGCTGCGGTGCGTGACCGTTCTTGCGGAGCGTTTCTTCCAAATTGTCCCTTTTGCAACTTGCGCAAAGAGTTTCGGTGCTGTTCGGAAACACCGAAAAAGGCTTATTGCACTTTTCGCAGTGCTTGATTTCTTTCTTGTATTTTCCCATTTTTCTTTCCTTTCTTCTGCTTCATTAGGCATCATTGTTCTTACTTCGGCTTCATACGGCTGTACAAAATCAACCAGCCATCAGGTCTTCCAACTGCGCACGGAGGTCTTTCAGCTCCGCTTCCCTATCTTCAATTTCAGACTGCAAGTTCTCAATTTCAGCCATCCGGTCAGCTTCTTTCGCTTTCGCCATCTGCTCGTTGGTCATAAAGTACACGCCGTCCTCCGGCTCTGTCACGCCACCGAATCTTTCAAGGTTAATCATCTTTGGGTCTCCCTCTCTTGCGCTCCTCTTTGATTTTCAGTGCGCTGTACCACTGGTCTTTGTCGATTTCGATGGTAGACCACCGGTGATTACAGACAAGACACTTTTTTCTGCGAACGATGCTGTCGTGGTCAGACCGGCTGTCAACCGTTGTAATGTTGTCACTACCGCATAACGGGCATTTCATCGTGCATCCCTCCACTCGCTGGTGTGGTGGGCAACACGCTTGATTTTTCGGCATTCTTTATCGCTGCGTTCGTCCATCTCCTCGCTAACTGCCAACGCACACAGCAAGATGGCCGTTGCGAGAAGCCCGCAGGATACGATCACCCAGCCAAGCATCTGCGCTGTGGTCTGGCATCCTTGAATCGCATCACCGCAGCCAACTGCTGCGATAGCTGCGACCAGACCGAGCATGGACAGCGCCATTCCTTTCAAAGTTTTCATTTGTTCTCCTTAGTTCAAAATAATGTCAAACATAAACGGTTTACTTTCGTTTATCACGATTGTTGCGTTCAGAACCTGCGCTATCTTTGCAAGCGTTTCAGTTTTAACACCAGTCTTGTACGGTTCTTTGTTCGGACTAGTGATGTTGTAAACTGTTTGCTCGGACAACCCGCTCCTGTGAATAAGCTCAAGAGCGCTCATGTTTCGCTTTTTAAGCGCTGCTTTCAGTGTCATCTGTTCTCTCCTTAGCTTTTCGTTGAATGCCCGAAAATCCAGATGGTTGCCATCAGAGCGCCAATGCCAATGATTGCACGCGTTGCGTTTACGCCAACCAGAAGGTCAATCCGGTGAATCAACCAAAAGTTCAGCAGAAACGCTGCGAGAACCAGTGCTAAGACGATTCCCCAGATCAGGACGATTTCTACCAGTGCTTTCATCTTTGTCCTTTCTATTATGTATGTGTTCCAGCCGGTTTTTCTCCCGGCTGTGCCAGCGGATTTCCCGCTTTCCGTAATACTTACCGTTCATCGGGAGGGTCTACCTTTCCTTGTGCAAGCAAGTCGCTGTAATGCCCATAACTCATTCCAAGTTCTTTCGCCTTGTCATTTACTTGTTTAAGGCTGTACTTCGGCTTTTCTTTCGTTGCATTTCCTTCCTGTCTAGATTCATCGGAAGAAGCTCTGATGTAGTCTGGGTGTTCCTTCCGCCAGTCTGCGGCCTGTTTTCGCTTAACGGCGTTTGCACATTCCTTATGATATTTTTGATACTTGTACATTTTGCGCATCGGCCTTTTGCACCATTCGCACGGAACAACACCATATGGAGCGCGGCGTTCGGTCTGGTTTTCTTTTTGAACCAATATCGCACATTCTTTGCAATACCGTCTTGTCGGTCTGACCACGCCAAGATACAGGCCGCAGCGCTCACAGTACTTTTCTTCCACGCCGTATCTCCTCTTTCAACCTTTCTTCTCTGTTGTGCCGTTCAAAGCACTGGTTGATGGACTTCTCCATCAAGAGCACATTGTTGGCATCGTTTCTTGACACGCCAGCTGCCATTGCCAGCTTTAGTCTGCGCTTGTGGCTTTGCGCTTTACGAAATTCCATCACCAGCACTCACCAGCCTTATCTGTGATGAACTTCGGGACTTCCCGACCTGTGGCAATGCACAGCGCAACTAGCTTTTCAACCCAGATGTCAAACAAGCTTTCTTTTGGCATATAGCACTGACCAACACAAGGCTCCTTAAAGCTTTTCCAGATCGTCAGGCCGACAGCACCATCCGTGACCGTCCATATCATACTGTAGCCTTCATTGCACAGGTTGTATAAAATGTCTCGTGCTCTGCTTTTGGCTTCGTTGATTTCAAAGGCATCCCAGCGCTTTTTGCTTTCCTCGTAAGCCTTTGTTGCCTCGTCAATGGCGTGGTGCGCTTCGTCCGGGTGCTCAAGGTCCACCTTTAAGGTGATGATCTGCTCCATGTTCAGCCCTCCGCTTTCTGGTTCTTCTTTGCTTTCAAGAAGAGATTTACAAAGTAGACTTGGCCGCGACCGGAAATCTTAGGAGTGCGGTTAATGGAAATGTGGTCGCTGTGTTGAATCGTGGTCTCTTTGATTTCAAACAGCCCCATCTCCATACTACGCTGCGTAGGCAAGTTGTAGTCGCTTCGTTTCGGGTCTTTAATGAGATAGCCGTTCCGGCGCAGCCAGTCGAACAAACGGTTCTGGCCGATGTCAATGCCGTTCTGAGACAGCAGCTTCGCCATTTCGCCAACCAAAATGCTCTTTTTGCTAGCACTCACAGCGTCAGCAAACAGCGCTTTCGGCTTCATGGTTTCAATCTGCTTGTCTTTCTCTTCCAGCTCCTCATGCGCTGCGATCAGTGCAGTTGCAAGAAGTTGCGAGCGGGTAAGCTGCGGTGCGTTGTAGCTTCCAGTCTTACGGATTGTAGGAAGCACATCGTTCGTTACCCATCTGCGGAACGGAGCCGCTTCCGGTTTGTCGCTGCGAAGAATGACATGGTACAGGCCGCTTTCGTTGACGATTACCATTTCCTGTTTGCCGCCAAGGGTGTCAATCAGACTGACGCCCTTTTCGTCATCATCTAATCGGTCAGCGGCCATGCGATTATTGCTAATACCAAGCACAGCGCACACGTCTTTCAGAACAAACCATGCTTCACCGTCCACATCGACTGTGCGAACCTTGTTGTTCCGATATTCAAAAACTTGAATGTTTTCCATTTTCTCTCCTTTCTTATGCTCCCGAATCCTGAATATTCAAAATCCGGCAGATGCTTTTCTTGATTCCGGGCGTTTCCAGCTTTCCGGTCTTAACCTTGAAAAGGTAAGAGCGGTCAAAATATCGTCCAGTATCCTCCTTGACTTTTTCAATCAACCAGTCGTTGGTCTTGTCTTTTTGGATAAGAGCAATCTCGATTTGTTTGCCAAAGTCACACAGAGGCTTTTTTTCAGCCATTATTTCACCTCCGGCTATTGATTTTTACGCATAAGTGTAATATAATGAAGTTGCTAGAAATCATTCATTACGCCTTCGCGGTACGGTCTTAGTATAATACGCTTTCGCGTAAAATGCAAGGCTTTTTTAAGCGTTCGCGTAATTTCAGCAAACCTTACAATGCGAGGACTGGAATTATGGCAAACTTGTACGAAAATATTGAAAAACTCTGCAAGCAGCGTGGAGTAAACGTGACCACTATGTGCAAGGAATCGGGCGCAAGCCGTGGGTCTTTGACCGATTTGAAGAACGGGAGAAAGCAAACATTGAAATATGAAACGCTTGATAAGATAGCTTCTTATTTTGAAACAAGCGTGGATGCTTTGGTTTCTGGCGAGCAAAAAGAAAACCCGCCCCAGCAGCCGCAAAGCGAAGTCAATGCAGCAGTGGAGCGGATTAGAAAAAAACTTGAATCTATGCCGAAGGAACAGCGTGAAGCTCTGATGAACCTGATCGAGAAGATGTGAGGTAAGCCCGTGTATTACCTGTTGTGTGGCTGTGCCTTTTGCTTTTGGTTCATGCAGGCCTTGTTAAAAGGCAATGACCGTGTACTATATGGCAACAGCAGAAAATATCGTTACCGTAGAAACCGAAAAAAGAAATGGTTCTGACCCGGTAAAATAAAAAGAATCCCTTGTGCCGGGCTGGTATAGCTCTGCGCAAGGGATTCTCTGTTACTCTAGGTCTAGTGCTTGTTTCGCTGCTGGAATCTTTTCAGGATGTTCCAGCAGCCATGCAATAAATCGGTCAATCTTCGCTCTTTCTTGTTCGCTCATTGCAGCATATCCTCCCGATCAGTAAATACGATTGTTCATTTGATACGATTATACATCTTTCAGTTGTATAGTCAATACAATTTGAACAACTTCGCAAAAATCGAACGTTTTCTTTGCATCCGTTACTTTGCATCGGGGAAGCCACGAGCGTTCAAGTCAAAAGGGACAACGCCTATCCATCTTTCCTCCAATCACAGCTCTACGAGCTGTCCGTTAATGCGTTCGATGCTATCTGCCGGGTCGCGCCCATCGTCTAAGGCGGCTACGGCACGCTCTAGAACGGCTTTTGCTTCTTCGTAAGCAAACTTATCAGCATCGTTGTTTGCAAGGTTGTAGACCAGCTTTAAGGCGGTCTGGCGGGCATAGGGTATAAGCATGGTGTCGATTTGGTTCATATACTAGCCCTCCCACGGTTTTAGCGTTCTGTTTTCGGTCGGTTCAGATGCGGGCATCCCGTCAATGATAATCATATTGTTACCTCCTGTTTGATTATTTTTTCGATGTTACAGTTATAACACAGGCTGCTGTTGGTTCTCCATAGCAGCTTTTTCCATTTTTTGGCTTGTCGAATCCGGCAGTTTTGCAGAATTTTGTTGAAAGGGCGTGAATTTATGGATGAATATTTGGTAAGAACGGCCAAAACCTTAGAGATGGCACGAATGCGCTCCGGTCTGAGCCAGCAGAAATTGGCAGCACGGATGGGCGTGAATCGTGGCACGATTGCCAACTGGGAGCAAGGTCTGGCAGCCATTTCCCTACCAATGGCTATGCGCTGGTTTACCTGCTGCGGCGTATCGGCGGCTCGATATATGGACGCTTGCATTCATCCGGGACTGCTGGAGCATCTGGAGGACGACCTTTCCAGTATAGAAAAGCGCAAGATTCTCATAGATGCCATGATGGAGTGTTCTTCCTACGAGATAGATGCCTTGTTGTATATGCGGTACGGAGATCACGGTTCAGACCACATCGGTGTGCTGACGGAGGTTCTGGCAAACCTTCACACGCCATTGAAGGACAGGGTCTCTGTTTGCCGGATGGTATCGGGCAACTATGAAATAGCACAGGCTACCGGAACAGACCCAGACCCGAACGGAACCGCCCCAAAGATGGAGATTCTTTATCAAGCGCAAGATGCCGGGACAGAAGCAGCCATGAAGTCCAACGATTCCTATACTGTTAATCCCAATAATATAAGCGGTTGATTGTCGAATTATCGCAGTTTTTGAGGAACATTTTGTCCACGTTTATCCACTTTTTGTACACCTATCGGGCAAATTCGCCTTGTCAATCCGTCCCCCATAGGCTGTAAATCGACAACATTCGCACGGAATAAATAACGAATTATCGTTAATTTGTTGTTTGCGATTGAGTGGCTTGTCAATCCGTCCCCCATAACATCGGCTTAAAAGTTTTTCATCCACTTTTTGTACACGTTAGACAAGCCTAATCATTGCCGGAAAGACTTTATTCAGCAAATGGAATGTTGAGTTATCCACAAGCTGGAATGGAAAAACAAAGAAATTGTTGAAAATTATCATCATCGACTATTTAACGATGATATTTAACCTCTTGTTTATTTCTTGTTTAATATATAATAGGTAGATGGGGGACGAAATGACAAAGCATGGGGGACGTTTTGACAAGTCACGGGGGACGAAATGACGAGGACATGGGGGACAAAAAGACAAGCCATGGGGGACGAAAATTGTTGACACGTCCCCCTACTTGTGATATACTGTTTTCAGACCATTAAAGGAAGTGAGCAGATGCCAAAAATATCAGACAATAACCTTGTCGAGAAAAGTAAATCCCTTGTGTGGGCAAAGTTTAGGGACTACACAGCAGGCGAGCTTCGGTTGCTAGAGGTTTACTTGTCAAGAATAAACCCGAGAGACCTAAACAGCAGTCGTGTAGAGTTTACTTTGGCAGAGTACAGAGACCTGCTGGGGTTAAAAAGCCTTGATGCACGAAGGATTGAGCCGCAGATCAAGCACTTTCTAGGTAATACAGTGTCGATTCCCATTGACAAAGAGAAGGGCACGTTTGAGAGCTTTGTCCTTTTCACAAGGGCAAAACTGGACTATGTACCCGAAACGAGGTCTTATGTTGTGGCAATCACTTGCAACCCTGACCTTCGCCCTATCTTTTTTGATATTGCCGAAAGCGGGTATGTTCGGTATCGGCTGCGTTACACGTCACGAATGAAGTCTCAGTACAGCATTCTGCTTTATTCGATTCTTCGGGACTGGCTAAACATGGACAGTAAGCCGCATGAAATCAGTCTGAAAAAACTGAGAGAACAGCTCGGTGCAATGGAAGCAAGCTATGATGTTTACAAGAACCTTCGCAAACGAGTGCTTGATGTTGCAGTAGATGAAATCAATGCCGTGTCTGACATTGTTGTGACTTACGAGCCGGTTCTTGTGGCACGAAAGGCTGTGGCAGTCAAGTTCAAGCCCAAAATTAAAGCGTCTGAGACGCTGATTGAAGCTCAGGCAAACGAAGTATCGACTGAGCCTCAATCAGCCGCCAGAAAGCCCCGCAGAAGCGGATACGAGGACTTTGACTGGTCTGTGTGTGACGAACTGGAAAAGCAAGACTGCATTGACGTGGCAAAAGTGGTTGAGAAGTGGATGAAGAAAGAGCATCCTGAAATCAAGCTGCCGAGACGCAGAGAAGCGGTTTACGACACGGTAAAGGCCGCGTATAAGGACATCTTGTCTTTGAGCCGAACGCCGTTTCCCGACAGACCTGTTGGCTATTTGATTAGAAGCGTAGACAAAGCGGGTATCGTAGACAAGTATATGCCAGCGTTCTATTCCATTGAAGCGTTGCAAAAGTAGCCAAAATAAGCAGATGATGCAGAAAGGAGAAGGTATGAGACTGATTGATGCAGACAAGCTAAGAGATTATCTGCAAAACCACTACAACGAAGTGGAAGCACTTCACCGACCGAATGATAGCGAGTATCTTTGTGGTATCGGGACTTGTCTTGATTCTATTGATGCAGACAGCTTTGATGTGCCTGACACATATCCGGCGTGGATTAATATGAAAGACGAGCTTCCATCTATTGGCGAACCTGTTCTTGTTTTTGACGATGCGTCAGATATGATGTTTGGATTCATGTCATCCGATGGGTATTGGTTGGAAACGGGGAGTGAACTTCTTTGCAACGTGACACATTGGATGCCTTTACCAGAACCACCGAAAGAATAAAGAAAGAGTGATAAAATGGCAAAAATCATAGCTGTCGCCAACCAGAAGGGCGGCACAGGAAAGACAACCACAAGCACCTGTCTGGCTGGTGCGTTGCAGTTGCTTGACAAGAAAGTCCTGCTGGTGGACTGCGATGCCCAGTGCAACGCAACGGACACCTACGGCGCACAGACAGAGGACGTGTGCACTTTGTTCGATGTAATGACCCAGCAAGGCACGGTCGAAGAAGGAATCCAGCACTGTGAAGCTGGTGACATTCTGCCGTCCGACAACGCATTGAAGGACATTGACGAGCAGCTTGTTCGGGACATTGGCAAGAACTTCAGGCTGCGTGAAGCGCTGGATTCCGTGTCTGAACAGTACGATTACATTGTTCTGGACACTCCCCCGCAGCTCGGTCTTGCGCTTGTAAACGCTCTGATTGCCGCTAACAGCATTATCGTACCCATTACAGCAGACCGCTATGCGCTTGCCGGACTGAGCCAGCTTTCGCAGACCATCAGTGACGTTCGCAGATATTTCAACCCGACTTTGAAGATTGAAGGTCTGCTTCTAAACCAGTACAAGAGCCGTGAGAACCTGTCCAAAGAGGTCGTAGAGCAGCTTCCTGTTATTGCAGAAAGCATGGGAACGAGGCTTTTGGGCGTAAAGATTAGACCGTCTATGGGCGTTCGAAAGGCACAGGCAGAGCGGCACAGCCTGTTTAGCGGTGACACGGCAAAGAGTACCAGCGCAGAGGATTTCAAGGCGTTGGCGCAGATGATTGTAGAGGGGGATAAAAATGGTTGAGTACATAGAGCGGCGAGTTCTTATGGAAAAGTTCAAGAAATCATATTGTAAAGATTGCCAAAACTACAATGGGGTTCGATGCGGTGCTTGTTGTAATGCCATTGACATCTTAAAAAGCATTCCTTCTGTTGCCATTAAGAATCTTCATCCGATGGCTGAATGGATTGCACAGGACGATACGTTCACAAGGTTCGAGTGTAGCAGATGCCACACGAGAAATCATCATACACGTTGGAACTACTGCCCGAACTGTGGAGCACGGATGGAGGAAGCAGAATGAAATCAACCAGCAAAAAATCCTCAGGTCTGCTTGGCGGCTTTGATTTCCAGCCTATTTTTTCGGAACAGCCATTAAGCCGAAGTGAGCCAAAGGAAGAAGAAGTAAGCCAAACAAAGCCGAATAATGCCGAGCAAGAATCAATTAAGCCTAGTGAAGCCACAGACAGCCATGCACATCAGAATGAAGCAGAATTAAGCAGTATTAAGCCGAAGCGAGCCAAAGACAGCGAAAGCCAGCCAAGTGATGCCGTGTTAGGTGAAGGTAAGCCGAAGAAGCTGAAACAGGCAAAAGAAGTGCAGCGTTTGATTGAACAGGACGATGTGCTCGGCGCACTGGCTGAAGCTGGTTTGACAAAGAAAAAAATCCCGATGCCGGAATCGCATCAGGGAGTTGCAAGCGGTGACGGCAAGCGTTCTAAGCGCATTACCATCCTTATGAGCGAGGAAGAACGCAAGTACATTAACCGTGAAGCCAGACGGCACGGAATGACGATAGGGCAGTTCGTATACGCTCTAGCTGCTGCTGCGGCAGATGGGAAGATTGAACTGGAAGATTTCTTGGAGGATTAAAAGGGGGGTTCCAAAACGGAACGTCCTGCCGTATCGCTTCTTGTGGTATTAGGTATTGACTTTTAAGCACACAAATAGTATACTTAATGTGCGCTCAAAAGTGGAGGTGAACGCATGAGTGCAAAAATGGGAAGACCAAAGCTGGAAAACCCGAACAGTGTTCGCACAAGCGTCCGTTTGGACGTGAATACTGACAAACAGCTTTCGGATTATTGCGAAAAAAACGGCATTTCTAAGGGAGAAGCCGTTCGTGAAGCTGTCCAGCAATGGCTTGAACATCAAAAATAAAAAATCCCCTAAACTGTTCGTAACTTGGCGGTCACCGGCAGTTTAAGGGATTACACTCCATGCGATTATGGGTGATAAATCCATTATATCATCTTCATAGTTGCATTACAAGCAAGATTTTTGTGGTAAAGCCAATGAACATTCTGGCAACGAAAGAAGAGATTCTCGAAAACTTCAAGAAAAACAACAATGGTCGTCCGCTCAATAAGGATGATTATGAGATTGCAGAAGCATTATCTCGAATCACTTACAAGGCGTATGAGGTCGGCATGGAAGATGCCAAACAGTTGAATATGGAGGATATAATGGATAACAAGAAATGTAATGCACTTCACGTTTTTAAGAATAGTAACTTTGGCCAGCTCCGCACGATTGAAGAAGATGGAAAGATTCTTTTCTGTGCTTCTGACGTTGCAAAAGCACTTGGGTATGCAGTTCCCCGCAAGGCCGTTTTTGACCACTGCAAGGGCGTAACGAAACGCTATGCGCCTACAAATAGTGGTGTGCAGGAAATGAGTTTTATCCCGGAAGGAGACGTTTACCGTCTTATCACCCACAGCAAGTTGCCCGGCGCAGAGAAGTTTGAAAGTTGGGTATTTGATGACGTTCTTCCGTCTCTTCGAAAGGATGGCTATTATGGCCTTGCTCCGCAGGAGAACAAGCCCGATACGCAGAACGATGCAATCTTGCAAGTGCTGATGAAGAACACGGAAGTCCTGCAAGCCATCGTACAGCAAAACCAGCAGATTATGATTGCGCTTACCAACCTGTCCGTCAACGATGCAAAGCGCACGATGGAGATTCAGCCTTACACTTCCCATCAAGGGCAGAAGGGTGACGGCAAACGTAGCAAGCGAATCACAATCCTTATGAGTGACAGTGAGCGGACGTTTGTTACGAGAGAAGCACGCAAGCGCGGATTCACGGCAGGGGAATACATCTACAACCTGTCCGTTGCGGCATCAAAAGACCAGATTGACTTAGGCTGATTTGACGGCTGAATTTTCAGCGTTGATAGTAAATAAAGAGGGGGTGTGCCCAAAATTGGGCAGACCCCCTCTTCTGTTTTACTTATCAGCAATGCAATCCCAGTAGAGATACGCCTTGCCGTCTGCGGCATCTGCGTCCTCAAGGAACGCCTTTGCCATGTCAGCGTAGAAGCCCGGAGTGTCAACGGATTGACGCTTTGCGACCTGACAGTAATCCGAGTACATCATGTTCATAATTGCCCAGAAATCGTTCGGGTCACAGGTGATATTGCGCTGTTTGGCAACGTCCTGTGTCTGTTCCAGCGTCCAGTGACAGCCCTTCGTGCCGTCAGCGTTTACCATGCTATCGCACCATTCCTCCGCTTCATCGTGGGTGAGGTGCTGGCGCGGCATCTTGATGGAGCGGCTGTCAGCACCGCCACGTTCATACTGTCCAGACCGCTTGTCCCAGTCGCCGTTCTGCGAGAAGCCGATTTGCGGCATTCTGCGCCCATTCTCTACGTCAGGGTAGCGGGGGATAGGGTAAGGGTCGATGTAGCGGTTCTCCTCCTGCGGATAGTAGGGATAGCGGTCGTTGCTACCTTCCAGCTTACGCAGACGGCGTTCCAGCTCACGTTCCCTGCGGTCACGCTCTTCCTCAAGGCGGTCACGCTCCGGCTCACGGTTTTTGTCGTGTTCACGGAGCATCATCATGCGGCGAAAATTAGTCTTGCCCATAATCTATACCTCCTCAAGAAATGGACGCAGGCGCACCGGCGTGAGAGCGGCAGAAGCAGCCAAGATACTTGAACGTACCGGTGCCGGTCGCAGATGTTGCCACACGGGTAGCGTAACGGGTGCGGGTGTGGATGCTCTCGGCTGTTGCCTGAGCACAGTTGCAGTCGGTCAGAGGGTATGCTGTAGTTCCTGCGCCGATGGTAATAACCACAGGGGCGTTGATGGTGGTTGTGTCCGGTATGGCATTGCTTATTCTCCTTTCTTCGCTGTGGCAGCGGGCTTAGAAAAACTCTTCTGCCACTTTTCCAGTTCATCCAGCCGATGTACAAGGGCGTTGTACTGCTCAATAGGCACATACTGCTGTGTCGGTGCAGCGGTCTGCTGTGCCTGTTGCGCTTGCATCTGCCGCCATGCTTCCGGGCTGTAAAACTCCTGCACATAGGATTCGCAGGTGTCCGGGTTCAGCCGCTTGCAGTAGATCACGCCGCTGCGCAAGTCTGGGCAGTAGGTCGGTCTGCCGTATAGGTCGGACGGTATTGCCAAAAATTCCTCCCTGCTGGAAACTGGCCTACCGAGCAACCAACCGCCGTCCTGCGCCGTCTGCTGAACAGGCTGCTGCCCATTCATCGGCTGCGGACGTTGCTGTGCCTGCTGCATCTGTGCGTTTGGCAGGGGAGTGGCAAGGCCTACCGTGCCCATTCCGCCGTAAGGATTGACAGCCTGCTGCGGAACATAGGGCGCTCCGGGTGTCGGATAATAGCTCATAATACATCCCTCCTGATGCTCTCAGTGTATCGCATCGGCAAAAAACGAAGGACAACGAACGTCAAACGAAGGGCAAAAAAGAAAAGCGCCCACACGGAAAAATCCGCATGAGCGCTTAACTATTAAAGGACTTCGCATTGGAAGCAAAAATAAAATATCACGTTTTGACTTGCAAGACAAGAGTTTCGACAAAACTAGTGCAAATAAGACAAAATCCCCCACTTTGCCTACAACGTACCCCGCGTGGAACGCAGGCATTCGGCAAAGCAGGGGATTTTTACTTGAAAATTTTATCAATGCCTTTCAGCCGGTAGCCTATCGCCGTCCGGCTGTAATGTGTCTGTGCTGCAATGTCCGGCAGCGGAAGCCGCTCAACGTACCGCAAAAGAGCTATCTTACGGTCTACCCTCCCAAGCGGTGCGTTTTTGATGGCGGCGGTCATCCTCTGTCGGTCAAGTCCTTGCAACGCAGCGGGCAGCACTACACGAGCCGCCGCCACAGGCAGCACCGAGCCAGAAGGGCTGCGGCAGCTGTCCGGCATTGCGCTTAGATACGCATTTTGCCATATTAAGACCGCAAATTTGCAATTTTTTATCAAATTTGAGCCTTAACACCCCGATTTTGTTGGTCTTAACAAAATCGCTCCATGTAGTGCTTGCCATAGTATAGTCCTTTCTACGGCTCAGATTTCAACCTTGCCGTTTTCATCGTACACGTCAAACCATTCTTCGCAGTATTCGTGCACACGCTCACGCAAGCTCTTGATGTACCTGAGAGACTTGCAGGTATATACCTTCATGCCCTGATACTTTCCATCAAGCCCGGTAAAAGTACCGCGATAAAAGCGCCCCATTCCTTTGGCTTTATAAATAGAACGCGGCTCGCCCATTTCTGTATTTTTGAGATAATACATCTTGTTCCTCCTTACTGCTTTTGCAGCGCTGCTTTTGCCCGGTCAAAGAAAAACTGAACGGCCTTGCTCATGGTCTCCTCGGTGATCGACCACGAGACCAGCTTGCCCCATTTGCTGTTGTCCAGATAGTGGCGCATCATCTTGACGCACCACGCCTTGCGCTCTGCGCCGCGCTTGGTGCCCTGAATCTCGCGCTCTGCCTGGTCGATGAGGTCAAGCACCAGTGTCTTGACCGCTGCGCCGTAGCCCAGCCGGATGCCGCCAAGGGCGTAAAAAACGAACCCGCCCAGCATGAGCAGCAGCGCCGCCCATGCAGGGAGGACAGACAAAATCTTAGTTACCAGTGTTTCCATGCTTGGTTACCCCTTCCATTAAATAGTTATCGATTTTCGCCTTGCTGGCTTGCATGGCTGCCACGTTGTTTCCGGTCAGCTGCGATTCCAGCAGGGCGCGGACTGCTTCAAGCGTCAGGCGATTCACCTCGTCAATTTCTCCAAATCTCCCAAGGTCGCGGGTCAGGGCAGCACCATGCTGCAGCTGTCCCTGTTCCAGCGCACCGATGCGCCTTTCCATCTCGTCCAGACGCTTGTCCTGTGCTGCGTCCGGCGCTTGTGCCTTTTTGATGTACTTGTGGATGATGTCCAGCACCTTGTCCAGTGTGATCGCACCGGCGCACAGGCTGCCCAAAATGCCCAGCACCCACAGTAAAGCTTCTTTTTCGGTCATTTACCCTCCCGGAGACGGGTCAGACCCTTCTTGCGGATGATTTTCGGGTAGTTGAGGGTGGTCACGTTGAGGTCAACGTTGCCGGAGATGCCCGGTACACTGCCCTTGCTGGTGTGCTGGTGGGCGTTGTACTTGAAATCCACCTTCGGGGTCTTGCCAGTGTAGTCAGCAAGCCAAACGTCCCACCGAGAGGACAGCCGAGCCATGTCCAGCTCGTACTTGTAACCGGTGTAGGTGTAGAGCTGGGCGTAAAACCCCATCTTTTCAACCTGTTCCAGCGCGTAGGCGGTGAGGTTTGTGAGGTCGAGGGTGCTCATGGGCTTGAGCTTGTTGTCTTCCACGTCTACCGCAAGGGGCATGGTCAGCTCCTTACCGTAGACTGCCTGCCGCACAAGGGAAAGCTCTGCATCGGCCATTGCCTCGCTGGTGGCGTAGGTGTAGTAATAGACACCCACGTCCAGCCCAGCCGCTTTGGCGTTGCGGTAGTTGGTCTCAAAGGTGGGGTCGATGTACAAACCGTCTGCCCGCTTGGAGAGCTTGCGGTTGGAACTCACCGTCTTGAGCATCGCTCCCTTGTAGCCCGCCGCTGCCACCTGCGCCCAGTCGATCGAACCCTGATAGCGGCTCACGTCAATGTACCGGTATGGCGGGTCACCGTCCCAGCCGGTGACGGTCTCCTCAACGGGAGTCTCTCTGGGCGTTTCCGGTTTAGGACTTTCGCCGTCCCTGCCGAAGAGCACCTTCACCAGCCACGCCAGAAATTCCAAAAGTTTTTTCATCGCTTTACTCCTCCTGTACGATCTCCTCAAAGCCGCTCTTGATGAGCAGCGCCTTGACCTTCTCCTTCAGCAGGCGGGGGCAACGCTTATACAGCGCCTTTGCTTCCTCCACAGTCTCAGCGGACATGATCTCCTGTGCCCATAACATAGCCATCATAAGTACCATCCTTTCAAATTTTTGTGTAATTTTATGCATAAACAGTCTCGCTCATTTCAAGCAGACACTGTTTTAGCATCTCGTTTTCCTTTTGCAGCGCCTTCACAGTCTCGGGCAGCGCTTCCAGCTCGGCCTGCTTCTTGCGCTCGGCTTCCTGTTCGGCCAGCTCTTCGGCGGTGTAGCGGATGTATCTCTGCACCGGCACCTGCTCAGTCCATGCGTCCTGCGCGGGCACACCCTCCCGGTCGATGACCTTCCGCACATCCTTGCCGCCGTTCGGGTATTCAGCCACGGTCTCGTAGTGGCTCAGTTCCGGCACACCTTCCTGTGCGGGGTGCTCCACGGCTTCGGTCTCGCTGCGCAGCCAGCCCTGTGTCAGGTCTGGGTTCTGGATCTCCAGACCGGTCTTGTCGTCAATGATTTTCATGGGTCAAAGCCTCCTTTCGTCAGGCGGTGCGCCGCCAGATGTACACGTAGTAGGCGGCGGGCTGTACCGTGCTGCTTTTTCCGTAGATGGCGTTGGATTTAGATGCATTGAAATTAATGTAGTAACCATGGCCTGCCGAGCCGGAACTGCTGTAATAGCCCATGTCAGAGGTTCCCCCTGAGAAGCTTAAAGCGCCTTGCTTTCTATCTGCCAAAGCATTATCGTAAACACCATAGGCGCTTGCAAATCTGCCTGTGCTGCCGGTAATGTTCGGCAAGCCGGCTTCTGCAGTGGTGCCGGCGGCGTGGCTGCTGCTGGCGCCCATCAGCACGCGCTCGGACGCGATCTGCTCCCATGTGCCGCCGAACAGCGCGGCCGGGCTGGTGGCGTCGGTGCTCTGATAGATGTTGCCGACGGGGTAAGTAGCCAAAGCACTGTCCGCAGAAAGTGCTCCGTCCGCATCGACCGTCAGGCCGCTGCCCACCTTGACACCGCCAAGCACGGCAGCTGTGGCGGGGCGAAGTGGCATGTACTGCTCAAGCAGCTTCCTGATCTGATCTTGCGTCAGGTAGTCTGACAGATCCACCTCTTTGCGGGTATCGACCCACGTGCCGGTGTCACCGTCCCACGTCCAGATGGTGTCGGTCGTTCCGACCACAGCCCACCAGCCATTTTCGCCGACCGGTACAGCTGCAGTCAGTGCTTCCGGCGTGGCATACCAACCCTGTGCACCAATGGTGATGGTGCGCACCTGCTCAAAATACTCTTTAGTCCCTTGCAGGTTTTTGGCAGACTCCGTCTCGGACGCTTTCGCTTTTTTTTCGTTCTCCGCAGCATTTGCAGCCGCTTGTTCTGCTTTAGCCCTTTCGGATGCAGCAGCCTGCGCTGCTGAAATGGATTCTTCCTTTGCGTTAATTGCGCCCGCAACGGTACTAAGCTCATTAAGAGTAGCCGCATTGATCGGAGTCCCTTCAACGGTTGGCTCATCATTGCGAACAAGGGTGACAACTTCTGACGTCCCGTCCGATTTTACCATTGTCCATCGACCCGGGTATTTTGCTACACGGTCTTCAAAAACCATATTGTCCATCTCCTGTCATGTATTCACCGGAAAACGTAACGTATGTTTTGGCAAGCGATTCAATGTTGGACAAGATTCCTTCAATTTGATTCATTGTTAAAAAATTAAGCCTATCCATACTTCCGGGCGTATCCGCCAAAGAGGACGAGCCAGAGCACTTAGCACGAATTGCGTTGATGTTTGAAAGCCAACGTGTTGCATCGGACACTTTCATATATCCATCGACTTTCCAATCAGTCCGAACAGAAACAGACGCGCCAAGGATTGAGCCAAGCTCTTGAATGCCGGATTCAATGCGATTGAAATCCGTATAGCTTAAAGCTCCTTTCATGCCAGCAAGCCATTCTTTCCGTTCGGCTTCAGTCCACGTTCCTGCTCTTGACAAAAGCTCTTTTACGTGGTCGACGTCTGATTGTGTTCTGTCTGTAATCCACATAAAAACCACCTTATTCTTCGATGCGATTATCGATACCAAGTTTCAAATCGGAATCAACAACGAAAGCAGGCTGATAGCCATATCTTTCGCTACTACCATAGTCCCCATTACGAGTAACGGGATAATTGCCATAAGAAACATATCCCCGCGAGGGAATGTAAAAGCAGCCAACCGCTGAATCTGTATTATGGCCAGAAGGTATTCCAAAGTATCGAGCATCGTAAACGGGAGTTCTTGTCCATGCAATATATAATTGTTGATTTGTAGATTGACATGATTCAAAAATTTTAAGTGCAGTTGGCAGTAGCATTCCTTCTCCGTTGCAGCCTTTTCCCCACATCTGGCCGTTATAACTATCGTTGTAGGCTAGTTCTTTTGCAGACAGCAAGAAAACATCACGAGAAAGTGTGGAAAGGGATTTGTTTCCGTTGCCGGGCGTATAATAGAATTTCGTTCTTCGTATTTTGGACTGAACATAAGACGACAATGCATTTTTGAAATTGTCATTTATATATGTGTCAATGGTACTTCCGCTATATGCGTTGACGGCGGTGTTATTCCACGCAGGAACGCCAAGCATTTCTTTGCGAACAAAAAGCGTGCCGCCAGCCCCATTCAGGCCGGATTCGTAATTGCGAGCAGCGATGATATAATCAATATATTGCCCGCCTTCCAATACTTTAACGATGCTACCATCGCTCATGTCGGACATATTGTTTGCAATTGCAGTCGCGGAACAAGAAGCGGAAAGGCCGGAAACACTAGCAGTGATTGTTGCGTTTCCACGATGAACATAAGATACTTTGCAAACGGACACGCCACGTTCGTTTTTAGTGACATTTAGTTCGACAACGCTAGGCGGAGAAGCATTCCAAATAATAACAGGAGAATCGGCAGATGCAGGAGTAAGCGTTGCTGTAAGAGTAATGGAATCGGAAGGATGCAGGTAAATTTCAGACTGGTCAATCTGCAAAGAACTTACATCTTCAATCATATATCCGGTAACAGACCCCTTAAAGCATCCATTAAAAGTGTATTTTACGTCTGTAATGAGCAAATTTGAGGAATATCCAAACTGATGGTTGAGCTTCACAAAGTCAAGAGCGTCGTTGTGTGGGCTTGCACGGTAGGAAAGTGTCGCAATTCTACGATTAGACAAAACTTTATAGCTTTCGGTTAAAGCATTTTTAGGTTGTGCAATGATCGAATCGGAAAGCAATGAATTGCTAACGCTCTGCGTTACGCCGTCTCCGGTAGCACCGGCTGGATACGTTTTAGAAGCACCGTTTACGGAATATGAGATGTTTTTCAGCTTGTTTGAGAAAGAAATTTCCGGGTATTCAAAATTGTTCATCTCTAAAATTTCGTAAATTGAGCTTTTGTCTTCAGGAGAAAACGGTACCCAATCGACACGAATTTCACCATCGCGTGTCTGATATAAGGCCATACCGGCTGCATTTGCAGCAAGCTGCAATACATCAGAGTTTTTATAGGACGAATTAGAAGATGAAAAATCAGTGGAATAATTTTTCAGGTTTTCATTGATGAAATACGAAATGCCCGTCACGTCAAGAAGTTCCAAAGCGTCGTAGCACATTTCGTAAAGCGTACCGCTTTTTCTTCCTGTGTAAGGAGAGTCAGACAAGAACACAAGAGCGTCTCTTGCTTCAAACGAAGCAGTAATGCCATTAGACGGTGTGTTCCAATTAGAAAGGTAGAACTTCCCGCCGTTAATCCATTCGGTCTCTCCGTCTAATTCCATACCATACTTTACAAATACGGCCTGTCGCTCATAAAGGTACTGGTAAAGGCCACCGGGATTGATAGGGTTCCATTTCTGGTCACTATTGTTGACGGAAAAAGATATCGAATCTTTTGATAGCTGGCCAGAAATCGGGTCACGCTTCGATTCATGAGAATATGACAAAAGGTCTTCTTTGTTGAAGCTGACATGTTGGCCAAACTCTACCTGTTCAATTCTAGCTCTATGATTTGGGACGCACCAGCTTAAAATTTCAATTACAATGGAGTCGTATCCAGAAATTTCAAGATCAACAGAACTTTCAACCAAAGCATTATTGTCTACCTGCTTTTCTTGCAAAAAAGAAGAACCATTGTAAGCAGATACTCTAAACGAAGTTGCGTATTCGTTAAAAAGCTCAGACCAGACGATTGTAATACCCGGGATTTTTTCCTGATGAACTTTGCTGAAGGAAAATGTAACTACCGGGTGGTTTGCATCCGAGACATTCTCGAAACTTACATAACCGGCATTTTCGTACGGTTCCGAAGACGGAATCAAAGTGCACGAGCCATCCAGAAGCCACAAATTAAGTTCGCCAGTTGCGTATTTTACGGACGGAAGATTGTCAAGGTCTGTAATATTGCTTACATCGCTAAACACGACTTGAGAGCTGGAGCTTGCGATTGCGTCAGTCTGCGCTTTATCATCTGACGCATGGTAAGTAATTTGAATGAACATCTCAGGGACAAGCGTGTTGTTATACTGAGAAAGCCACTTCTCGGACGGTTGAACCGCCATATCGTATCACCACCTTAAACTTCAACAAGCGAGAGAGAGCAATCCGTCCAGCCCATTATATTACCGTTACTTGGGCATCTTCTCCATATACCAGCGGTGCGGTCGGAAACGTACATCTGACGAGTGGAATAAGAAGCCGTTGCTTGGTTATAAAATCGTACCGTGCAATAAAAGTTCGTAGTAAACGGACTGATAACTGCTGCCCACTGCTTTGCAGTTAAGAAGTTCCATTTGAGAGATACTTTTGCGACATCGTGCCGAACTACAGAGCTGACTACCTTGCCTTGCACATTACGTCCCGAATCGACAATAGTAGAGGTTGTCGCATTATAAGCGGAAGGTTCCGGAAAATCCGCGCCGTTCACTGATACAAGAGCCTGCATAAATCGCCGTCACCTCCTTAATAACTGTAAACTTCAGTACCCATGATTTGCACGCCGCGATCAGACTGTTGCTTTTCGACCGAAGCAGTAATCTGCTTGCCGTCAATGAACAGCCTGATTTCCTTGCCGCCTGTAATTTCGTCACCATAGCGCTGGAAGATATCAAGAAACGCATTGTAGCAGCCATCATGAACCGCGCTCCTCAGGTCGGATGCGCTCACTCCACTTGTAGTAGAAGAGCTTGGATAGTAGCTTCCAGTAGATGTCGTAGACCCAGTAGAAGAATCATATCCGCTTGTTCCAGGATAGCTGGAATAATCTTGGTTCACCGAAGAGCTGGATCCGCCTAGACTTGCAACAACACCAGCAATTGCGGCGGCGATTGCAACTCCGCCAGCAATCATCAGCACACCAGTTGGGATTCCTAAACTTGTCAGGACACTGCCAATCGTTTCCAGTATGCCCATAAAAGCGCCGCCAATAGATGTAATTACACCAGCAACGCCTGTTAAAATTTCAGGGAATTTGCTAACAAGACCTCCAAGCAATCCATTACTGATAGAAAAGCCTGCATTTGTAAGTGGAACTTTTAAGCTGGAAAATCCATTGTAAATTTTTTGCCCAAGCTGAGATACGTTATTCACAATATCCCCAAAATTATTGGTAATGCCTTTCCAGATGTTTTTGCCAATTTGCAACGCAGAATCAAATAGCGTTCCGGCTGCTTTCTTTAGAACGTCAGACAGTTGAGCGATCAAGTTTGCTGCATACGTTTTTACCTCGGAACGATTTTGTTCTCCCATTGCTTGCCAAATAATAGCCGCCGCAGTTGTTCCGACCGTTTTCAAATCGCCGTTCTGCACAGCATTCCAAAGATTCTGCACCGTGCCGAAGAAGTCATTCTGCAAGCCGGAATCAAGTTCCTGCCACTTGCTGTCCAGACCGTTAAAAAAGCCATCAACGAAATTCGTTGCGGTGGTTGCGCCATAGTCAATCATCTCGTTGCCCTTCTGCTGAACAGCGTTTGCCAGATTGGTCATAGCTTGTTCGACGTAAGGAAGTGCTGTAGTGATACCGTTTGCAAGGCCTTGGTCAATAA